TGGATATGTTTATTCATCTTAATAATTTGCCTTATGGTTTAGAATATCTTGAAAAACGACAAAGTGCAGAAGATTTTTCACAACAATACTACAACGAAACATTCTGAGGCAACAATGACTGACCAATATATCATCGTTGACATTATCAGCAAAGAATTTTTCAAAGATGCCGATGGCAATGTGAAGATATTTGAAGATTACGATAATGCGTTATTGCATTGCGGGATTTACGAATTGGAAAACGCTTGGGTGTGTGAGTTAAAACATAATCATATTGAAGACAATGAATAGTGGAAGCGTAGAGTGGTTACAAGCCATAGAATTAGAAAGGGATTTAACCCTTTCCGATTGGAACAAAGCCAAAGAAATGGAAGTTATGGGAAGGCAAATGAGTTATGACGAAGGGTACAAAGAAGGTTACAAACGAGCATTGGAATTGATTGAATGGCAAATACAACAAGCGAAAACAAAATGAACAAATACGACACTATGAAAACCGCATTAGAACAATTCATCGAATGGTTGGAACAAAACCACCCAACGGCCGTGCCACCACCCGAAACCAAAGAACATTTTTTCATGAAGGAAAAGATTGACCAACAAATGGCGTACAACGCGGGATTCACCAAAGCCAAAACAATTTATTTGGATGGAGAATGAAGCACCTGGAAAGCCGTTTACAAATTTCGTGTGTTAAGTGGTTTCGGTTGGCCCATCGCCAATATGCAAACCATTTGATTCATGTTCCCAACGGAGGATCGAGAGATTTGCGAACGGCCCAAAGGTTAAAAGCCGAGGGAGTATTGCCAGGGGTGGCCGACCTTGTGTTGTTCATCCCAAACAAAACACACCACGGGTTATTCATCGAACTTAAAATCAAACCAAACAAACAATCAGCACACCAAAAAGAATGGGAAAAATTGGTTACCGCGATGAATTATCACTATGTGGTGGTATATTCGTTTGAGGATTTCAAATTACAAATCGAAGCATACATTGGTAACACTTGAAGCCATAGCAAAACGCCACATTGAATGGATCAAGATTGCCAAATACATTGGTGCATCAAACGATGAAGCGGATGACATGGTTCAATCAATGTATTTGAAGTTGGCGGAAATCCAATTGGCGGAGGGAAATTTTGTGAGGTTGACCAATTACAACGGAACCATCAATACCATCTATTTGTTTAAGATGTTACACAATGCGTTTATGGACATCAAACGGGCATCAAACAAGACAATACCACACCAAGACCAATTTAACCCCGTAGAAAGCCCCGAAATGGCTGAAATGGCACATTTGGACTTGATGGGTGAAGTAAAAAAAGCAATTGATGAACTGCGCGATTACGACCAGATGTTATTGGAACTACATTTTGTGTACGGCCATAGCATGAGGGATATTGAAAAACGCACGGGCATTCCAACACATTCAGTTTTTAACTCAATCAAAAACGCCAAACAACACATCAAACAACGAACACAAACAAAATACAAAATATATGCAGAAGAAAAGCGACACACGGAAACAATTTACCGAATCACGACCATCCATCGGGTTGGGGGATACGATCCAGAAGGTAACGAAAGCCACGGGGATTGAAGCCATTGTCAAATGGGTAAACTCCGAGGATTGCGGTTGCGATGCCCGTAAACACAAATTAAACAAACTATTTCCAAATCGGAAACCATTGTGCATGACGGAAGGCGAATACGATTGGTGGACACATTTCAAATCGGTAAATTCCCAAACCTTATCACCAATGGAAGCCACGAAGGTTGCCGAAATTTGGTCAAGGGTATTCCAATCCAAAAGAATTTACAAGCCGTGTACTTGCAACCCAAAGGCATGGCAAACCATGATAAATGAGTTAACCCAGGTTTATGAAACTTACGAGAAACCTTTGTGATTGTTGCGATAACAATAAAGAATCAACCAAAGAATTAATCAACGAAACGGGGCCAATGATTGAACCCAATCAAATTTATATGTGTACAAAATGCAGAATACAATTTCAAGACCGAGCAAAATGGGGGCCATGGCTGACCGCAGTAAAACAACTGCAAAGCAATACGCTGTAATGATTTTACGCGATGATTACCATTACACATTCCGAGCAATTGGCGAACGGATGGGGGTATCGGAATCGGTGGCGTTTAGGTTGTACGAAAAGGGAATCAACAATGAAAAAACATACAAAAATTTATTTGAATTATTTTGGGTATGACACAACCGATTTTATCCCGTGCGAAGTTTGTGGAAGCCAGGCCGTTGACATTCATCACATTGATTGCCGTGGCATGGGTGGAAGCAAGGAAGCCGATAAAATTGAAAACCTACAAGCATTGTGCAGAAAATGCCACATCCAATTTGGGGATCAAAAACAACACAAGGATTTTTTAATTATCACGCACCAAATAAAAATGAACAAATGATACAAATCGTTAAAACAAAAGACATTATCGCCAATGAGAATAATCCCAGGGTGATAAAAGATGACAAATTCCGTAAATTGGTACAATCAATTAAGGACTTCCCACAAATGTTGAACCTCCGCCCAATAGTCGTGAATGATGAAATGGTAGTTCTTGGCGGCAATATGCGTTTACGGGCCGTGCAAGAAGTTGGGTTGAAGGAAGTAGCCATTATTAAGGCATCCGACCTAACCGAAGAACAACAAAAAGAGTTCATCATTAAGGACAATGTTGGCTTCGGAGAATGGGATTGGGATGTATTGGCTAATGAATGGGAGCCAGAATTGTTGAGTGAATGGGGGTTGGATGTTTGGCAACAACCCGTGGAAGTTGACTACTCACTTTTGGATGAGGAAGATTTATCCGATGAACTTTCGGACATGGCCGATGGAGTTAAGAAAGCCATCCAAATTGAATTTGAACCCGACCATTACGATGAGGCCTATGAATTAGTGAAGTTTTGGAGGGAACGCGGGGCCTACGTTGGCCACATGATTATGTTGTATCTGCAAGAAGAAAAAGACAAATTATGAGGTGTTTGGTTTGTATACCATCGAAAGGAAGGCCAGGCAACATTGCGAAATACACCATGCCATTCATGCAACGCCTACAATTAGATTACCAGATATTTGTTGAACCACAAGATTATGAATCATATAGCAAATACTCAAATGTAGTGCAACACGACAAAAACAACATCGGTTTAGGGGGTGCGTTATTATCATGTAAGAATTACGCCAAACAAAATGGATACGATGTCATATTTAAGATTGATGACGATGTACAAGGAGTTGGGCAAATTGAAAATGATTTAGATAAAATATCCAAAGCGATGTCAATACCCCAGGTTTCGGCTATTAGTTTTCCTTATCACTTTGAATTTTACGCCAAGACACCAAAAATGTTTACAAGGGAAAACAAAAGAATACAAACTGCATATTTCATCAAGACAGACAAGTATCGCCCAAGTGCAGATGTTAGCACCTTTGAAGATTTTTTTCAATTTATGCAAATCATTTTGAACGGTGAAAAAACATTATATTGTAGCAAACACGAAATTAAATGCGCTCCCGTTGGTGGCGGGAATGGGGGGCTTCAAATGTTTGATCGAAGCGAAATGGCCAAACGAGAAATACAAATCTTTAAGGCGTTGGATTCTACGATTGAGGTAATATCAAAGCCCGACAAACCATGGAAACACGAACCAAAATTCACAGATAAAAAATACAAAAGCAAAGCCATATGAAACGCGTAGACCTTGTGTTACAACCACACGAAGCAAAGATTGGGCAAGATTGCCCATACCTGGCCCCAAACATTACCGAAGATTGCATTTTCTATGAGAACGGTGAACCAATTGGGTTTTACATTAAGTCAATGCCCGAAAGGGCAACAAAGTTAGCAAATTTAGCCAACGCAGAATTTCAAAGCGATAGAGTTCCAAAAGCGGTAATGAATCGTTTGACCGCAGTAAAAGGGATGTTAAAAACAGAATGGGAAGGATCTGGTGATGTTGCTGATGTCAGCCAAATGAGTTGTATTTTAGGTTCGGTAGCCCCAAAGCCAATGGTAAGAAGACCGTATCCAACAATAAGTAGCGTGCATCAAAACAAAACGGCTCAAAACTTTATTAAAGCAATGTTAATGTTAGCAAAGGAAAGCGAATCAATCATGCACGATATACTTCCAGAACAATATGAGCGTCAAAAGAAATTATTTGAGCAAGTACCCGACCAATGGAAATTCGCTAATCTTTTTACATCATCCATTTCAAACTACAATATCTCTGCACCTTTTCATCGTGATACAGGAAACATCGTTGGTGCGGTCAATGTGATAATCACAAAGCGTTTGAACGCCAAAGGTGGCAATCTATATGTTCCAGATTACGGGGCGGTCATGGATAGCGCGGACAACTCAATGTTGGTTTACCCAGCATGGAAAAATGTGCATGGAGTTACACCAATTATCCCAACGCATGAAGGCGGGTACCGCAATAGTTTGGTGTTTTACCCCCTCAAAGCATTTGTTGGCTTAAAATAATTCATCTTTTTATTTTGTATTTCAAATTAAAAATGTATCTTCGCTTCATGGAAATCGGACAAATGGTAAAATGGCAATTAGATTCAATCGGTAACATTCAATGCGTTGGAGTTTTTTTACAAGAATTAAACAACAAAACATCCGAGGTGATTTGCCACTACATGAATGACAAGAAGTGCGTTACTAAATTACAAGTTGAAACAAAACAATTAGAACTGATATGACAAACACAATTGAAATCACGGGAATTGGTAATTCAATTGCCCATTGCGAAGCCAAAGGATTGGGATTGATTTTTCAAGCGTATGCAAATCAATGTGCAAACGAAGAAATCATGGGCGTTGGATTTAACGCTAATTCGGGTTATGTTTACATAGCCCTTGAAAATGGAATCTCAATTTGCTCTTGCATGGGGCATCAAGTTGATTACCTCGTAACAAATTTTTACAACGGAGAAGAAACATTTTACGACACTTACCAAGAAGCAATAGAACATGAAAGCGTGGAGGAAGATTGAACGAACATTACCACAAGAAGAAACCCCCGTATTGGTTAAGACCGTGCGGGGTTTTCCCTATGTGGCGGTTTACTATGATGAACAATGGCATTGTTATCACACGGATCAAAGATTACATGTGGTTTACTGGATGCCAATACCCCTAACCCCCGATGAATAATGGCATACGATAGAAACGAATTAGAAGCAACGGCCATCGCCGCAATAAAGAAACACAAATTGTTTTTTATTCAAGATGTAATCGCATACCTACCATGTACAAGTAGCACATTTTACCACCTGGGCTTGGAAAAATCGGAAAGCATAAAAGAGGCGTTGTTGGAAATCAAAACCAACATCAAAGTATCTATGCGTTCCAAATGGTATTTGAGTGAGCAACCCACATTGCAATTGGCGTTAATGAAATTGATAAGTAGCGAAGAAGAACTCCGCAAACTATCCATGAGCCACAATGTATTGGAGGAAAAAGAGAAACCCATTTTCAATGGTATTGATATAGATGTTGCAGAAAACAACGGCCCAGGTCAAGATTAGTCGGTTACGCAAACGGGTTAGGATTGTAAGGGGTGGAACAAGTAGTTCAAAAACCTTTTCAATTATCCCCTTGCTAATTGATTACGCGGTTAAAAACCCAAAGGTAGAAATCAGCATCGTATCGGAAACAATCCCCCACCTACGGAGGGGTGCTATTCGTGACTTCCTTAAAATTATGGAAATGGTCGGAATGTTTGATCCGTTGAAATGGAACAAATCTTCATGGACTTATTCATTCAGCAACGATAGTTACATTGAATTCTTTTCCGCAGACCAACCACAAAAATTAAGGGGTGCAAGGCGTGATGTGTTATTCGTAAACGAGTGCAACAACATTGATTGGGAATCATACTATCAAATGGCAATCCGTACCCGTAAATTCATTTATTTGGATTACAACCCCGTGGCGGAATTTTGGGTAGATAGCGAATTGGTGAACGACCCCGATGCCGAAATGATTGTACTCACCTACAAGGACAACGAAGCGTTGGATAAATCAATCGTAACGGAAATTGAAAAGGCACGGGATAGGGCAACGACATCTAATTATTGGGCGAATTGGTGGCGGGTATATGGACTTGGTGAGATTGGAAACCTTCAAGGGGTTATATTCAGCAATTGGCAAACCATTGACAAGATTCCCGAGGATGCAAGATTGGTTGGTTGTGGTGTGGATTTTGGGTATACAAACGACCCCACGGCCATCGTTGCCGTATATGAGTACAATGGTCAACGAATCGTTGATGAGGTCGCATATCGCACGGGAATGCTTAATTCGGACATTGCAAGGGCATTACCCAACCATGTACCCGTTTATGCGGATTCAGCCGAACCAAAATCAATTGATGAGATACGGAGGTATCAAATAAGAATCAAGGGCGTAACCAAGGGCAAAGATTCAATTAACTACGGAATTCAAATCATGCAATCACAATCCTATTTGGTTACATCCACATCTACAAACCTAATTAAAGAACTACGCAATTACTGTTGGGATACGGATGCCCAAGGGCGTACAATGAACACACCCATTGGCACAGACCACGGGATTGATTCATGGCGTTATCACGAGATGATGGCGTTAGGTATTAAATCCAACTACGGGAACTACGATATTAGGTAATTGTTTATTTCATGTGGATTGTGTATATTTGTAGTGACAAATAGCAATGAGAGTATTAATAGCGTGCGAATATAGCGGTGCAGTACGGGATGAATTTATCCGTTTGGGGCATAATGCCATGTCGTGTGATTTACTACCCACCGACAAACCTGGGCCACATTACGAAGGCGATGTTTTTGACATAATCAATGATGGGTGGGATATGATGATTGCATTTCCACCATGCACACATTTGGCGTTGAGTGGTTCACAATGGTTTGCAGAAAAACAAAAAGATGGAAGGCAAGATGAAGCGTTGCAATTTGTACGGGATTTGATGAACGCGGACATTCCAAAAATTGCCATTGAAAACCCAATCGGAATCATCAGTTCACGAATTCGCAAATACGACCAAATTATTCAACCATATATGTTTGGTGATCCATTTCAAAAATCAACTTGTTTATGGTTAAAAGGATTGCAACCATTGATTGCAACCAATGTTGTTGACAAAGGTGAGTTCAAAGAATGGGTGGGCAAAAACGGCAAAAAGAAAAAACAACCATTGTGGTATGCAGAATCTTTATCGCAGGGTGATTTGCGTTGGAAGATTCGCAGTCAAACATTTCCAGGGATAGCCAAAGCCATGGCAGAACAATGGAGTGGGCCACAATTAACACAAGCAAAATTATTTTGATATGACAAACCATTTTCAAGAAGTACACAACCTTAAACAAGAAATAAAACGACTGCGATTGTTAGTAGTTGAAAACAAGATGGCCCATGACCGCGAAGTGCGGTTGCTCAAACAAGAAATTGTCAAACCCAAAACGGACATCAACGATAACCCAACCACATGGGGTGAAGTGTTACGGGTTATTTGTGAAGTGATGGACATGACACCCGACCAAATTATCACCAAGTCAAGGAAGCGCAAACCAATGTATGCCCGACATATGTTCAACCACATTTGCCGAAAAAGATTGAACATGACATTCATGGAGATTGGCAACATTTCACACCTTGACCATTCCACCATCATTTCATCGGTTCGGGAATTTACGGATATTTTGGTAACCGATAAGGAGATGCAAAGGTATCACGCCCAGGTTCACACGATCCTTCACGAAAGGTTAGTATAAACAATCGCCATTATTGGCGTTTTATGGGTATATGATTGAAACAAAAACCATCATTGTACCCACGGAGTTGAAGGATGTCAAGTTGCATCAAATGTTGGCGTACAATGAATTGAAGGCCGATATGGATGAAACACAAAGGCAGTTGGAATCGGTTGCCATCTTTTGTGAATTGACCATTAGTGAGGTTAAGGCCATCCCGTTTGACATCCTCAAAGATTGTGTGATTAAGATTTCCAAGATGTTGGAATTAAAACCCGTGTTCACACCCAGGTTCAAAATGAACGGCATCAAATACGGCTTCATCCCAAACATGGATGAATTGTCAACGGGTGAATTTATCGACATTGAAACATACCAAAAAACCCCCAATGATATTTGGAAGGTGTTATCGGTTTTATACCGCCCCATCAGTAAAGAAGGCCAAAACGGAAGGTATGAAATTGCCCCGTACAATGCGGAGTTGAACGCAGATTTCAAGGACATGGATTGCAACACGGCGTTTGGTGCGTTGCTTTTTTTTTGGAGTTTAGGAATCGACTTGTTGAGTTCTATCCAGAAGTATTTGGCGATGGTGAGGAGGGGGGAAGTGTCGATGAAGTACGACTTACCGAAAAATGGGGATGGTTTGGAATGGTCTACCGACTTGCTAACCGAAGTTTCCTCAACCTTGAAGAAGTTTATACAAAACCCATTCACTCCGCTTGTATGTGGATCGCTTACGAAAGCGACATTGCGAAGATGGAACAAAAAGCAATTAAACAACGATGAACAATAATCACATTGGCACCGCATTTGAGGTGATGAAAGACATTGCCGATTTGGAGGGGTGGAACTATTCACACGGCACATTAACCGAATTTGATTTCAAGGCGTTTTTGGTATTCCCGTTGATGCACTGTTCAATTCAATCGGTGGCATTGACCGACCAGGTTGCAACTATCCAAATGAATATCATGGTAGCGGATCGGGTGAACTTCTTGAAAACCGAAAACGAACAAGAAAATTTAATCACCGAATACAGCCAATACGGATACACCGAGAATCAAAACTACGCGAACATCCTACAAGATTTGTATGTAAGATTTTCAAAGGGGTTGTGGCGCACGGAACAAGATTATTACAACCAAATCCAATACATACGCCCCATTACTTTTCAACCATTTGTGGAAACATTGGATTCAGTATTGGCGGGTTACCAAATCACAGTTGGAATCGAGTTAATTAACCCTTGGGTTACGGATGGCGATTGCGTATAAAAATAGCGAACAAGTTGTTGCGGAGTATTCCAACAAATGGGCGATTGCGTGTCGTACCTTATTGGAGGTAAAACGCCCACGAACATCAATCCGTGCCAAGTGGAAAAAGGTTGGTGAAGGGTGGACACCCATTTCGGTATCCAAAAAAACATTCCGTGGTAATTATGTGGCATCTGGGCAATTGGTGAATTCTATTCAACCCGCACCCAAAGGGTTGGACATGGGGATTACCATGAACAAAACCGCCGATTATGTGCAGAACGGAAGAAAGCCAGGCAAGGGCATTCCATTGGCATCGATGCGTAATTGGACAAAGATGAAACGCATTCAACCACGGGATATGGGAACGGGGCGATTCAAAGGCAAGGCCGATGAAAACGCAATGCGATTCATGATGAACAGAAAAATTAAACACTTTGGTATTGAACCATTCCCATTTGTTACAATGGCACGAAAGGAGATATTACCACAATTCAATAAGGCATTAACCACGGCAATGGCCAAAGACATAAAAGCAAGATTCAAACGATGACATTCAACGAACAACCAAGTGCGATATGTGGGGCAAAATCCCCATTGATTTACCAATTTTACGATGCGTTATACACCGCAGATTCATTCTATTATCAATGCGATGTGTATGTATGGAGTGGCACAACGACATTGCCAGGTTCACCGAATTGGACAATAAACCGCAAACCCGACCAATATGGAAGTGGGCGTGGATGGATTGACATTCACAAATTGGTAGAACAAATGTTGACCGAGGATTATTTAATCAACGGCACATACAAACCAAATATAGGGAATGGGGCAATGCGTGTTGCCGTTAAAGTGCGTGGGGTGTATTTAGTAGGCGTTACAACCACATACACGGCGTATGCGACATCCAATGTTGTTTTGGCTACATTGGGTTACACTTACACATCGGAAGGGTTTAACGATGGATTTTCAAAAGTGGTTTACACGGACAAAACACAAGTTACCATCACCGCAGAAACAACCACGGCATATTTGTGGTACGATGCAACTGTGGTTACTTCAATCACTTGTGGGAGTGCAACCATCACGCCAAACGCGGTGAGTGGGTTAAGTGCAAACGCCATCCAAGGTATTGAGATTGTACAATTGTTGGCAGCGGGTGGGGTATCGGCATCAACCAACATAACTTTTGTAAAGGCGGGGGATGATGTTGTTATACCATTGAATTTTGTGTGTGAGAATAAGTACGGGCAACAAGATGTGTTATTCCTAAACAAATACGGGGTGTATGATTCATTCTTGTTTAATGGCGTTCACCGAACCACGAACCAAATCAGCGGTGAAAAGTATTCACAACCGATTTATAAACAAACCGACCTTGCACAATCATGGACATACGGCGTTCCAATTACCACACCTTATTTGGTTAATAGTACCCAGGTGATGACAGTAAACACGGATTGGATCACGCAAAACGATGTTGATGTGGTTGAGCAAATTTTTTATTCGGTGAATGTATTGGTGAACGGCCCACAAGTTTTGTCGGCAAGGATTATTGATACCACATTTGAAAAGAAAACCCGCATAAACGAAAAGTTGATTTTGTACACCATTCAAATGGAATACAACCAACCAAAAATTAATAAGATAGTACGATAATGGCAATTAGATTTTCATTATCCATCCAAGATAGTAACACCGATACCATCGGGCCAATAATGTTGGCGTACAACCAACGCACGGCATCGGGATTTATTGAAGGCCAAGAATGTTGCATTGAAAAGTTGGAAGCGTTGGGCGGTACATTCAGTTACCAAGTACCCGTGGATTTATTCCAAGATGAATCCGTACCCCTTACAAGGCAATTAAAGGACTTGATGAACCTTGCCACCATTTGGACAGATTACACCCAAGATTTCCAAATACCCGCATCGGACACTAACAACCAAATCTTTGCCAATTGGTTTGATGAAAACATGGTCATCGTGGGTTGGAATCCCAACATTGGTAAAAACGCAACCATATTCATCAACGGATTACCCGTATTTGAAGGTCGTGTTGAATTGATTGGTTGTAAATTCAAGGATGGGTTGCCACAATTGTACAACATCATTTTTTACGGCACGACCAAAAAATTGTTGGATGCGTGGGGCGAAACATTGATGAACGAAGTTGATTGGAGTGAATACGAACACACGGCCAATTACACAAACATATTGAGTTCATGGGATCAAAATTTATTGGGTGGTGATATTTTATGGCCGATTGCAGATTACAACCAACAATGGAGATATTCCACATTGACGGGAGTAAACGGAAACATCTTAAAACCAAGGGGTGTTGAGGTGGATGATTTACGCCCCGCGATTCGCCTTCGTGAAATGTTGGTTACTGCATTCAATAGCAATGATATTGGATACACATTGACGGGTTCATTCCTTACAAGGCCCGAAATGGATGATTTGTATGTGTTGCCAATGCAAACGGCGGGGCCATTGTACGATCCCGAATACACATTGCCAGGAACTTGCCATGCTTCCAATTCACCACAAACATTTACGGCAACATCGGGAGTATTGACATACGCCCAATTGATATTCCCAACCATCGTTTCAAACCCATCGGGGAACTACAACAATACAACGGGGGATTACACTTGTAACCGAGGGGGTTATTATCAGTTTTCATTGGATGTGTTGAGTATTATTGCCCCAGGTGTTGCGTTGCAAAGTTTGGAAATCGCCTTTTTCCTAAACGGGCGTAAAGAATTTGCACCAAGTCAATTGATATTTACAACAACATCGGCAGCGGTGGGGGCAAGTTTCAACCAAAGATTAAATTCGGGGGATGTGGTTTCGGTGCGTTATCGTGCAACGGGTGGTTGGTCAACAATTGCCATCACTTTTAAGTGTTACAAAGCCCCACAAGGTATTAACGGAACGAGCATCCGCATGGAAGATGCCATGCCACAAAAACCCATCAAAGATTTCATCAATGGGGTGTTGCAAGGTTTCAACTGCATATTAGTTCCAACGGGTGAAAAGACAATTGAAATCCACAATTTGGCGGATTGGTTGGCGTTGGGAACAACAAAGAATTGGACATCGTATGTGGATATTAAGGACATTCAGCACGACAAATTACCAATACCACGCCATGTGAGTATGAGCCACCAAGAATCAACATGCTTGGCCAATGCGTACTACAAACAAATTAACAAACGGGAATACGGATCAATTAAGTTCATGCCGTTAATTGATTACCCAACGGATGAATTTAACATTGAAACACCATTCCATGTGATTGCACCCCAGGCGATGAACCAAGTCAATTTGAATGGGCAAATAGTTCGTAAAACGGAATTGAACATCCCCGTGTTTTTGGATACCGACTTCAAACCCGTGCAACAAGATTACACCTTGTTTTACTATGGAGGTAAACAATCGGTTTCCGATGTGTGGTATTTCAACAACAACATTCAAATCGTGATGCCGTTGATGACACCTTATTCGGACTATCCAACAATATCAAATAGTTATTCAAATGCGTTCGGATTGGAACTTTCTTTGCGTGGCGATGCACCCACAAAAACGATGTATGATTTGTATTGGACAGAATACCTCACCCGTATGTATTCAACGCAATCAAGGGTGGTTAAAATGACTGCGGTGTTACCCGTGGGCGAGTGGTTGAATCTTGAATTGAACGACACCATCGCCATTTCATCGAATTACTACAAAATCCAATCCATCCAATACGATATGTTGACGGAGATTGCCAACCTGGAATTGGTAACATACCCAGATGTGGAAATTATGAGGTTTACAACCACGGGGCAACGGCCCGATTTTACAAACCCATTGCCAACACCAAGTGGAGAAACATATTTGAAGGATTATTCGGTTGCAAAAGGTATCATGAATTCGTACAAGTTCAACGGCCAAGATTATTTGGACACCAACCAAGATGAGGACTACAACCAAAATAGCGTGTCGACATTGGTTCATCAAGTTGAGAACTTGCAATCCATCGTGCAGTTTAACCAAATCACGATGTACAACAACAACCCCGCAACTCGCACAACGGATTCTACAATTTGGGATACCATCCCAATGGAAGAAGAAGAATCAATCGGGTATGTGCAAAACATTACGGCCACATTGAACCCGTCAAAATATGTATGCACTGATGGTGGGCAATACAAGTTCACGGCGATGGCTTCGTTTGGTCAAAGTGGAAACAAGTCGTTGGAATATGCAATCCAAATTAACGGCATCAACACAACGGCATATGCGGCCACGGAGTCCAACTTCCATAGTATTCAAATTGACACTATTTTGGATTTAGCCCCCACGGATGAAGTAACATTTGTTTGGAAACTTTACACGGGTGGGGCGCACACCATCACCATTTTGAAATCCAACTTTTTAATACTCAAAAAATGATATCATTAATCATAAAATTAGCACAATCCCAAGAATGGTACGGGGTATCCGATGCGGTGGAAATCGCCAAAGGCAAAAACCAATACAAACAAACTTGGAAACAAACCACAAAACACATTAAAAGAAAAATCAAGTCATGGCAGATGAAATCGAATACGAAGTAAAAGTTGATACATCGGAGGTAAAACAAGCGGAAAACGCATTTACACGATTTACCAACAAAGCATCCCAAGCGTTCAGCGGGTTGGGTGGGAAACTCAAAGATGTTGGGGATAAGTTCGGGGAATTGCCAGGTGTGGTTGGTAACGCATCCACATCATTGATGGGATTAGGCCGTTCAATGTTGGCATTGGTAGCAAACCCGATTGGTGCGGTCATCGCTGCATTGGTGGGGATATTTGTTGCACTCAAAGAATCGTTATCCAAAACCGAAGATGGCATGGATGCCGTTGCCCGTGTTACGGGTGCATTTTCGGCGTTGGTGAAACCATTGGTGGAAACTGTATCTTCATTGGCCGTTGTGTTGGTTGATGGATTGGGTGCAGCGTTGGAAATGGTATCAAGTTTGTTTGGTGGCGCAGCGGATGAAGGTCGTAAACTTGCCGATTTGAACGACCAATTGGAGGATCAAGAAATTGCATTGGCCGAACTTCGTGCAAACCAAAATAAGCAATTGGCACAAGCCCGTGAATTGTTATCGGATTCAAACGCAGCGTTGGGGGATAGAAAAAAAGCACTTGACCAAGTACGGAAAAGTGAAACCGATTTGGCATCAAAGGAGTTGAAATTTGCCCAAGATAGATTGAAGGCGGCGAAACTTGACCAACAATTGAATGGGGCAACGGAGGCGAGTAAAAAGGCAATAAGTGAAGCAACAATTGGCGTGGCAAATGCTGAAACCGAATTGGCAGCGAAACGCAGATTGTTTAATCGTGAAGAAAAGAAATTGAACGCGGAAGCGGAACAAGCGGCGAAGGAACGGGCAGCAAAAGCGAAGGAATACACCGACCAAAGAACAAGCGCAGCCAAAGACATTCGTTCAGCGGAACAAGCCAATTACTTGGCGGGTATCCAAGACGATAAAAAAAGGTCGGAGGAACAAGCCCGATTGGAAAAGGAAAACGCCATTCGTGAAATCAATGCGGGTGAATACACCATTAAAGAAAAGAATCGTTTGAAAAAGGCAGCGGAGGAAAAATACCAATTGGATTTGACCAAGATTGCCGAGGATGCCGAAAAGAAACGCCAAGAGGATGCCAAGGCCAATTTGGAAAAGGCAAACCAAGAAAAGTTGGCGGCGATTGATGAAGGTTTTGCATTAGAACAATTAAAAGCCACCCAGACCATCAAGAACGAAAAGGATTTGCAAAGTGCATTGCAACAATTGGAGATAGACCGATTGAATACCCAAATTGCGGAACGCAAAAAAATGGGGCAAAGTACAACCGATTTGGAATTAACATTGGCCAATAAGCGAATCGACATTGCCAAAAACGAAGAAGCCCAAAAGAAGGATTTAGCACAAAAAGAATTTGATACCAAAATGGCGTTGTATGAAGCCACATCAAATGCGTTGGGGGCAATTGGTAATGCCATCGGTGAAGAAACCGCAGCGGCCAAAGGATTGGCAATTGCGGGTGCCATCATTGATACTTATGCGGGTGCAACCAAGGCATTGTCAGAGGGTGCGGGAACACCATTGGGTTACATTAACGCAGCGGCCATCATCGCCACGGGTTTTGCGAATGTGCGTAAAATGACTGCAACACCAATCCCAGGTGCAAACGATACATCATCATCCGCACCAAGCATGGGGCCAAGCGTTTCAATCGTGGGTGGTTCGGCTGATCCATCGGCACAACTTGCAAAGAGTTTGGCAAGTCAACAACAAAAACCAATCAAGGCGTACACAGTTGCAACGGACATGAGTACCCAACAAGCCCTTGACCGCCGTATCCAACAAAATGCAACATTCCCAGGGTAATAAGTTTTATTAGTAATATGAAAACATCATTCGATAAATTCATGGCATCAAATGCCGTTACGGAAGTTACCAAAGTAGAAATGGGTACGATGAAAGTAGATTTAGCAATTACCGATGATATTGTAGCGGTATTAAAGGATGTCAAATCAACTTTGGATAAAGCAAACGCAGCGGATGCTCGTATTGCAAAAGCCATCGAGGTACTCAAAAAAGAATACACCTTCTATTCAATGAACAAAAAATTGGGTACTTTGTATTCAAAAAAAGGTCAAGATTTGTACAAGAAATTTGATGCGTTGGCCAAGCAATTAGGTGTTCCAGTTAAAGGTAGTGAATCGGAGAAAAACATTGGTCAAATTTTTGATTACGCAAGTCAAATTGACGATACTTTGGGCAGTATGCAAGATAAAGTCGCATCAATTCCTAAATAATGAGAATTGTAGAACTCATATTGGATGAACAACAAATGGCAAGTGGGATTGATGCAATAAGCATCGTGGAAGCCCCCGCCATTGAATCCAATTTTGTGGCATTGAAATCCCATGAAGTAAAGTTTGCCAAGGTTGACACCGAAAAGCGAATTTTGATGGGGCCGATATTGATTCCCGATAAACCCATTTACCGCAAACAAGTGGTGGATGGTGAAATGGATGAATTTTACATTTACTTTTCCAAACAGACAGTTGCCAAGGCATCACAAATGTTCTTAATGAAGGGCAATCAAAACAACGCAACCATTGAACACCAATTGGCAGTTAAGGGCGTTTGCATGGTTGAATCTTGGTTGAAAGAGGACATGGAAAAGGACAAATCTGCAATCTATGGTATGAACGATCCAATCGGAACTTGGATGGGGTGTTTGAAAGTTACCAACGATGAAGTGTGGAACGATGCCAAAGATGGCAAATTCAAAGGGTTCAGTATTGAAGGTTACTTTGCCGACAAAATGAAAATGAGCAAAACCCCAAGCGTATTGGAAGAAGTAAAGGAATTGCTCAATGAGTACAAAAAATCTAACACTAACAAATAATAAAGTTTTATGAGTATGAACGCAGAAACAATTTTGGATCGCATTATGGTAAAACTCGGCATGGCCGAAGAACCAAAGGCGGTTGAATTGGCACAAGTAAAAACCGAAGATGGCCAAGCCATTTTTGAAGCCGATACCTTCGCAGTTGGTGAAGCGGTTTTTATTGTAACCGAGGATGGAAAAATCGCCGCACCCGCAGGTGAATTCGCATTGGAAGATGGCAACATCATCGAAGTTGATGAAAACGGAACAATCGTTGAAATCGCCAAGAAAGAAGCCGAGGTAACCGAGGAAGAAATCACCGAAGAAGTGGTTGCCGAGGATATGCCAATGAAGGAAGAAATCAAAGAGGAAATGATGAAGCCAAAACGCACAGTAAAAAGCAAAACCGAAATGGAAGAATCTTATTTCAGTAAGCAAATCAGCGAATTGGAAGCCAAATTTGAAGCCCGTTTGTCAGCATTGGAAGCCGAAAAGGTTGCATTGTCAGCACAAAACGAAGAACTATTGGAAAAATTGGCCACCGAACCCGCCCCACACACACCATTCAATCCCGAAGCCAACACCAAAGAATCTAATTTGATTTTCAAATTGGGTGCAAAGCGTGAAGAAACTTTGAAGGATCGTGTATTTAATCAACTATTCAACTAACCACAAAAAATGAAAAATAATCTTATCAAAACCCATTTGAGTGGCCCAACAGTATCGCCAAACACCTACGCGGGTTTATTTGGTAACAAATACATTGCGGCTGCTCTGTTGTCAGGCGAAACCTTGGCAAAAGAACTTATCACATTGCACCCCAATGTGGCTTTCAAAGAAGTTATCCGTAACTACCAAGATTCAATCAGCATCGCCGATGCAACTTGTGATTTCACCGATTCAAGTTCAGTAACATTGGGCGAATATGTGTTGACCACCACCGAAAAGCAAGTGAACTTGCAGTTGTGCAAAAACCAATTGCGTACCACATGGGAATCAGCACAAGCGGGTTTCAGCGCATTTGAAAAACTCCCCGCAACTTTTGAAGAATTCATGTTGGCACAAACCGCTGCCGAAGTAGCCCAGGCAAACGAATTGGGTATTTGGAAATCTAACCTTTGGTATGATTCCGCCATCGTTGCTGGTCAAGATGGTATGGTAGGTTACTTGATTGACAATTCTGCAATTGTACGCCCATTCAGTGGTGCAACAAGTGGATCGAATGTTGTTGCTCGTTTGCAAGAGGCATTGGATTACTCACCCGCTGCATTGTACGGCAAAGAAGGTTACCAATACTATGTTGGCCCCGCCACAATGAAAGCATACCAAGCCGCGTTGTCTGCTGGTAACTACAACTTCCAATTCTATGTTGGTGAAAAGCCAATGAACTTCCAAGGTATCCCCGTTACAATGTGTCCTGGTCTTAACGACTACGATTGTGTATTGGGTATGAAGAGCGATTTGCACTTTGGTACTGGTTTGTTGAGTGATTACAACGAAGTGAAGGTAATTGACATGAGTGATATTGATGGTTCACAGAATGTGCGTGTAATCATGCGTTTCACAGGTGGTATCATTGCTACCAACCCAACCCAACAAGTTGTAATTAATGTAACCTAATTTGAGGTAAAACATAAAATAACGGGGTGGGCCTAACACCCACCCCTTTTTTTTAACCAAATAATATATAAAAAAATGCCAAGTTGTGGAACATTATTAGGAAGATACGAACCATGTAAACAATTCGTTGGTGGTTTGAAAGGTGCGTTTTTCGTACCATTTGAATTTGCAAACGCCATTACAACCGATGGTTCTGGTTTGGTTACCCAAATCAACAATGGTGCAACCCCACCCGTAAAATCAACGGGTTACTTTTGGGAGTTGAAAGGTTTGTCTACATTGGAAACCGCCGTGATTGCTTCGCGTGATAACGGAACATCAGCGTATGAAACAACCTTTACTTTGTCATTCAAACCAAGCGGGAAAACCCCCGTAACGGGTGATTCGGACATGGATCAATTGAAAGTTTTAACCCAGGGAAGATGGCAAATCATCGTTTGGGATAGAAACGACCAATTTTGGTTGATTGGTGCAACCCTTGGTTGTGATGCCAATGGTGGTTCAAGTGCATGGGGCGTACAAATGGGCGATGCTCGTTTGAATACTTTGACTTTTATGTCAAGCGAACCAAACCCCCCAATGGCAGTTGATGCCGATACTTATGCTGAATTGGGTAGCGTTATTACCATTCAAACCGCGGCTTAATTTAGATTGGATTTATAGTTATGGAAGCCCTCACCGATTGGTGGGGGTTTTTCATTTGTAACAAAAACGATTAATGGCGTTTTGTAGGTATGCACATCAACGGAACATCCACCAACATAACATTCACACCATTCGTGGATTTTGAGGGTGTAGCGACTGCAAAAATTGAGGTGTGGCACAAACCCACCAAAACAATGGTACAAGTTACCACGGCGTGTGTAAAGTCGTATTCATTCATCACCATGGCATTGCCTACATTGACATCAATCAATGCGGTGGCAAAGAATACCGATGAATTGTTGTTTAGGGTTTACAACGGCAATGTGTTGATGTGGGAGGTATTGGGATATTGGATTACGGGAACAACAAACATTTACAACACTTGGAAGCAGTTTACAACAACGGCACCTGGTACACCTAATTGGAAAACATTATGAGTTTAGAATTTATACAACTTCAATCATACACCGCACCATCCATCATTGAGCAAAAGAACAAAGATTGGGTGCAATATGGCGATGATAACAATTATTACCAATACTTGATTGATTTGTACCATTCATCACCTACCAACAACGCTTGTATCAAAGGCACAGTTGACCAAATTTTTGGCAAGGGGTTGGAAGTAACAAGGGCATCAAGGGATTTGGCGGGATACATTGAATTCAAAAAGATGTTTTCCAACGATTGTATTCGTGCCATTGCCATGGATTTGAAAATGTTGGGGCAAGCATCGTTCCAATTGGTGAAGTCAAAGGATCGTAAAAAGTATGTACAAGCCAAACACTTCCCACAACAAACCCTTCGCCCTGCCAAGTGCAACGAAAAGGGTGAAATTGAAAAGTACTATTATTGCCCAGATTGGGCGAATTTGAAGCGTGGCCACAACCCAATTGAGTTTAGGGCATTTGGTTACGACCAAAACGCAAACGAATGTATATTGACAATCAAACCATATTCAACGGGTTCGTTTTACTTCGCACCCGTGGACTACCAAGGCGGTACGCAATATGCCAATTTGGAAGCGGAGATTTCCAATTTCCACATCAATAACATCATGAATGGTTTGGCACCATCAATGTTGATTAACTTCAATAACGGGCAACCACCCGCCGAGGTTAAAGATACTGTGGAAGCCCAAATCAAACAAAAGTTTGGTGGTTCATCCAATGCAGGTCGGTTTATTATTTCATGGAACGATGGTCAAGATTCCAAAGCGGATATCACACCCGTTCAATT